CACCGGCTCCCGCGCCCACAGCGGTACCCTGAGCTATCCTACCCGCCCACGTACTCGCAGGTGCCACTCCGCGCAGCGCGAGACCCCCGGTGACCCCTCCTCCGACCAGACCTGCGATATCTGTACCCGTGTCCCCGAGAGCGGCCATCCCGCGCTTTTTGGACTCTTCATATTCACCGATTTTTTCAGCGAGGTATTTACCTAGTACTGGGTCTTTACCCATTTTTTCAGCTAACCAATCCCCGACATTTGCTCCAACTTGCAATGCACCCACTACAGGAGCGGCAGCACCTGCAAGTATACGCGTAGCGGGTAGTCCAGCAACGATGTCACCCGCAGATGCCCGTTCCCATGCCGATGGTGCCCTCTGTTTAATGATCGGTTCTCCCTGCTGGGGGGCCGACGTAGGTGCGGAGCCAGAAGGAGCGGCTGAAGCTCGTGTCTCCAGTTCTGCCATCCGCCGCAGAGCTTGAAGTTCTTCTTGTGGGGTCATTTTTTGAACCTTTTACGAAGTTGTTCAAGTTCTGCTTGTTCCGCTGGGGATAACCCACCACTTGGAGCAGGAGGCGCAGCGGGTGTGATTTTACCAGGCGTGAACTCCCTGAATCCTTGTTCCGGTGTGTAAGTTCCAGCCAAAGCTTCTGCTTCATCCGCTTGGATCTGCTTCAACCGCTTTAACTTTTTAAGTGCTGTTGCCTTAGTATCAGTGATTTGTGGCACAAAAGGCAACAAACGTGGGGTTTCTGACACTGTAACCGCTGCCCCGCTTCGTTCATGGATAAGTAATGACCCAATGTCCGCGATGGCAGCACGAGCATCAGTACCTTCTGGGTACAGTCGGTTCAATGCGACATTGGGCAAATATCCTTTCAGTCCCGTAGCACCTTCTATTGGCTCTTTTTCTAATTCAGCAATTGCATCGTCAATTTTCTTGACAGAAGTCGTCGCACCGATAATAGCTTTTTGAGCATGGACCGGAACTGGCTTCAATGATGCTGCTGCTGTTGCTGGCGTCATGCGTCCGCGAAGTGCTTCTTCCCGGCTTGCAAAAACTACTTTTCCTGTTACTGGATCAACCACTTTTTCAAGCGGTTGTTCAGCACGAGGCTGTGCAGGCGGACGGCTTTCACGGGCAATGCGAATGGCTTGCTCTTCTTCTTCTTTTGAACGTAAAGTGCTTGGTTTTTTTGCGTTTATAAAGTCTTGGTAACCTTGTGGGGTTAATGGATAGCCTAGTTGTTGCATTAACAATGATTCTTGCGTTGTTGTTTCTTTAGGCGGTGTAATAAATGTATCTGTAGCAGGTTTGTATATTGAGCCACCCACATTCATAGGTCGCTGTGACTTCATCCACTCAGACATTCCTAACGCTTCTTGCTGCTTATATCGTTCAAATAGCGCGGGATCGTCAGCCACTTCTGCCAATGATTGTTCAAGCGTCCCGCTCTGTGCCAATATTGGACCAAGATCTGGATCTGCATATTGCATTTTTACGATTTCACGGGCAGCCTCTGGCGTAGAAGCGCGCAACAAACGTTCACGAAATGCACTTACTTTTTCTGTTCGCGCTTGCTTTTTACGGGTAGATTCTTGCTCATCAATAGTGCCTCGAATCTGTTGCGCACGTAAAGCGTTGATTTCGCTTTCTTGCGTCATTTTTTGTTGAGCTAACTGATTGGCTTGTTGTGTAAGAGCATTAGCTTGTTGTTGTGCTTGGCCTTGAACAAAGCCTTCGTACAACCCTTTTGGGCCTTCTCGCTGAAGAAGATTAAAGTTAAGAGCCATAACTAGTCCTTAGAATTCAAGAGAACCCATATATTCGCCGGAAGCTGGATTTATCCCTGCGCCAAAACCTTGCGCACCAAAACCGGATTGTCCTGACCCACCACCTAAATATCTTCCCAACACATTGCCAACTTGACCGTAAGCTGAAGAACGCGCTTGTTGACCGGCAAGCAGCGCATTGCCAGTATTCATGCCTTGCTGATATATTTGCGGCCCTGCACCAGATGCGTAACTTTGTCCGCCAGCAGCCATTGAACCCGCAGCCGTTGGAGCAAACCCAACGACACCAGCAAGGGCGTTGCGACGCAAGCCTTGAGTCTCACGAAATCGTTCGTATGCTCGACCAAATTCTTGCGAACCCATTTCTTGACCATAGCGTTGCGCCGCCTTTAACGCACTACCAGAAATTAATCCACCACGAGCAGCCGCTTGCCTGTCCAGTGCTTTTTGACCTTCTCCCAGCCTAAAAGCATATCCTGGGTCAGCTTGGTAATCAGCTTGCGAAAATCCGCGTACCAATTCCCCGCCAGGTTCAATGCCTGAAAGATATCCCGGCAGTGCATTGACGCCTGCTTGATAAAACGGTTGTCGTCTTGCAACGTCTTCCTCATACATTCGACGGCGCAGATCAATGTCTTGTTGTGCTGAAACATTTGCTGCGGAAGCTGCTTCTCGCGCCGCACCAGTTTGACCACCGCCAGTAACTTCTTCAAGCGCCCCGCCTAAAGTAGCACCAAGCATTCCAGACGCTACAAGACTTGCTCCGCCCGTAAAAGGAGCTAATGCAACTCCTGCAAGACCACCTAATAGTTGACCCCATCCCATAATATTCTCCTTAACTTACTTGACGGCCAGAAGCCCGAATGTTGATAGATGCTGCTGTACCGGCGATTGTTGATATGAAATCACCTATGCCTAACACTTGACCTACTATTTCTGGAAACGTGTACACCTCAGATACCTGAAGTGTTTTGGTCTTGGTGATCAAGTTTAAGTCACCAGAAGCACCGGCCAATGTCACCAAGTTCACTGAAATTGTGACGGGCACTGCGCTGTAATTAGCTGCCGTAAACTTGTCAATAATTGTAGTTACACCAGTCGATGTATACTGAGTGACTTGTGTTGCTTCAGCGATTTTTGCTGGAATGATAACTTTTACTGTGACTGTCATAGGTTACTCCAAAAGTAGATTGTTGTACGCAGCAGCTTGCATGATGATCCAGTTACTACCGTCAGATACGATTGTTGCCCAATTCCCGGCAACTGCCAAAAGAATTGACGCATTTGCTGATCCACCTGACTGCGGAACTACGTTGCTGGATGCTGAATTAAGCAACTGGTTTTGATAATTTTGAAACGTAACTTCTCGACCAACCCATGCCGACGCGACAGGCAAAGTCACAACACAAGTTGATCCAGACTTGTTATTTATTACCCAATTCTCATTAGACGCCAATGTAAAGTTGGCAGTCTTTGTAACCGGCGCTGTAAATTTGGCATTGATCGCCGCAGTAATTGCACCAATGTCAAATTGAGGTTGGACTTGCAACGCTTGAAGTTGTTTTTGAACTTCAGCCAGTTCTGAGATTGCTGTGTTACAACAATCTACCAACGCATTGGCTTCAACTTGTTTTGTAAGTTCAATACCAAGATCAGCAAGCAATGGTTGCGTGTCAACGTTTTGAGCCAATGCTTGCAAAGCAGCATCGTAAGATGCAATCAATGATTCTGCACTTGGCCCATAATTTACGTTGTCGTAAGCAGTCAATACTCCATTGAACAACGACAAGAAAAACATATACCAAGCACGATCAACTAGATTCGTGTTTGGATCAATCAGAGGCACCCTAGGGGGCGTGATTGGCGTTATGACAGGGCTAGGCATTGGTAGGACTCAATTGCAGTTCTGCGCCCATGATGGCGATCTTGACAGGATCAGTGCCAGACACTTCATAAACCCTGTCACGAATTTTAAGTGTCATACCTAATCGACGCCAAAGTACACGTTTGTAGTACTCGCCGATCTTTCCAACTTTGGCCCAATGCTCATTGCTCCAAGTATGACCGCCGTCATCTGACCAGCGCAGCATAACTTCAGGATCGCTGCCTTGACCCAAGTTCAAGCCAACACCAGACTCAATGTCAAGTTGCAAAGTGTGTTGCGCTGTACGTTTCAGATTGTTTTGCCCTGTTGGCAAAGCTCTCCATGAACGTAACCATTTTTGAATGTTTCCGTTATCAGCGTACACATCCAAGTCAAAAGCATAGATATTGCTGTTTTCAAAGTCACCAACAATAACTTGATTATTAAATGCCATTTGGCAATTTGACCGGTGGCGAACAAACTGTTCATTTGTCCAACCTGCTCGTTCATGCCATGCTTGTGCAGCAACGTCATAAACCCAAGTCGCATTGGCGCTTGGAAACGTCAAAACGTAGAAACTGTGGCCTTCTTGCTGATAAGTGTATGCAATAGCATCAGAAATATCACCGTATTGAGCAATGGCGTACTCAATGGCATGAGTGCTTATCCGTGTACCAGTGTAGCCATTGGCGCGGTAAACGATGCCTTGTCCCCGAGCATCTGATCCTAGCCAGAACAATCCGTTGTCCATTTTGGCAACGCTGTATGTAGCTGCACAGCCAATTTCGTTAAACGCACCATCTATACGTTGTAAAGGAAAGTCTGTAGCTCCAGAGTCATACCAAACTTCAACTGAGTTAGTACCATAAACCCAAACTTGTCGGTGATCAACAATTAAACTAACAACGTTATCCGGCGAACCTTCAGCACTTGCAAAATCCAATGGATCAACAGAAGTGCCATCAAGCAAACTGGTGACCCATATGCGCTGGCTGTTTGGCTCGTTAAATACAAAGTATCCGTCCAGATAGCCCACGGTGACAGCACCTGGGAAGTCTGGGTCAGTAATCTGCGCAAAAGCGTTAGTGGTGTTGTTGTAAATGTAACTTGGACCATTAGCAGCAATGAACAATTGCGTACCATTGTCAGCCATGCTGACAGGACCAGTTCCACTTACAGATCCAATCAATGTTGCCGCATAAGATTGGTTAATCTTATAAAGTTGAGTTCCAGAAACGACAAAGGCAGTTGTTCTGTTACTTGAAAATGACCATAAACCTCGTATAGGTCCAGTGCCGACTGTGGCCAACAAACGCAATCCAGGCGCACGATTCAAAAAGCCGGGTTCTTTGCCGCCTTCTGGGATGACTTCAGGAAAAAGGTTGACCATGCGGTTGTCCGCAGCATTGATGCTACGAGCAACATAGGCCGATCCAAGTATCGGCGTCTTCATCAATAGTTACCAGCGTAAATGTTAAACCTTTGCCTTGTCGCCACAATAGCGTAAGGCATAGACATAACATCGTCAGGATTGTTGATGCGCTTCAAGTTGCGTTTGCTAGTCATGGCAATACGTTGAACCTGCGGACTTGGCTCAGCGCCAAATTCAGGCGCAATTTCCATTGCCAAGTTATAGGTAAAAGCACGTAGATAACCAGGCGGAAAAAACAGATCCGTTGTTAAGCTAGTCGGATTGTTTAGTTCATCAACTGATATAAAATGCCATTCCAAATCCCGAGTTGGGCGCGGGTAAATAATCATGGTGACATCTGGGAATGTCATATTCACAAAAATCACTTGCGGGTAAGTAGATGTTACAGTTTTAACCGCGATACCATCGTACTGCTGTTGATTTATAAACTTGATGCCGAACGAGACATTGGTGCCGGGGTCACGATAGTACGTTGCTTCATCCAGCAATACTGGACGCAATCCAACAAAATTACCAGTTGGACCAAGAGTGCGTGTAATTTGACCAGCAGGCCATGTAAACATTTGATCTTGTGTACTAAATACTGACAAACGCTCAGTATTCCAACTATCAATCAATCTGTTCAAAGAATGAAGATTGTCTTGATAAACTGCCTCGGGCAACGCATTACCAGCGTTAGCTAGATTAAGCAACCTATGCGCACTACCAATCATGTCCCGAGCAGTCATTGTCATGCAATGCCTCCGTTAGGTTGTGGAATCATGCCCATCTGTGTAGTCACATCAGTGTAAACATTAGAAGATGGAATTGAACCAATTTTAGAAGCGGGTAGCTTTTGAATATTAGTGCGAGTAACATCAGCTAAAGATGTTTTTAGATATGCAACCGTTTCAGGTGCCGCTTTAGATCCATACTCTGGTGCCAGTTCAACAGCAAGCGACAATTCAAGCAACCGTTGATAACCTGGCGGCAAAAATTGTGTATCAACTAGATTTGTATATTGCGTGATCATTCGTTCAGCACGCAAATGCAAAACTGGCGTTGTATTGGGCACAGGATAAAAAATTACTTGTCCGAATGGTGCGCTTGGGCGATATAACAATTTAATAGGCGCAGCAGCCGCATACGATTTATCTGAAATGTTATTCCAGTATTGCTCTGTAATGAGAGCTTGCGGCGTGTCAACAGATGACGCACGAGTAAACGCGCCAACAATACGAATTGGCCGGTCTACTGCAAAATCTCCACACGTCATAGTACCAGTAGACGCAGCAGGTGAACCTGTGATTGCATAGGTAAACGTGTTCGGAGTAACGACTGTAATCGGCACTGCCGTTTTGTCATAAGTGACAACAAGACCGTCAATGGTCATTTTGTTGCCAGTTTCCAGACCGTGCGGTTCCTCTGTAGTTGCTGTAGCGACATCTACTACAGAGGATGACAAAGTAACACTGACTGTTGAGTTACCAATAGCGTATACTGATTGACCAGATACCAATGAAAATGTTTCATCACTGGTGTAAAAATAATACTGCGGATTGCCACTGAAAGAGTCAATCAGTGAATTAAGACTGTACAAAGAGTCTTGAGCTTCTGCTGCGGTAGGTGCTTCACCAGAAGCAAGCACTCCAAGCAAACGCAAAGATTTATAAATAAGTTGTTGTGCGGTGACAGCCATATCAAATTCCTTCAGTTACAATCTTGCGTGGATATTTACGCTTTAATTCGAGTACATTGACGGGTGCAGCATCTTCAAAGTCTTCAGCAGGCATGGTTGGATTGTATATGCTCCAGCCATTCTTTTTGTCGTACTCAACTTCCATGTCCGAAATGGCGACTTTGGTACCATGAATTGGATGCTTGAGATAAATGTGCATGTTAAAAAAAGGGGCCGAAGCCCCTTCTTACATTAAGCAGTAATGCCAATGTTTTTCAATGCAACGCGAAGTGCATTGATAGCTGTTGCTAGTTCAGTACCTGAAGCGGTATTGGTAACAGCCGTGATAGCAGCAGCTTGAGCAATTGGAGTATTACCGTAAAAACCTGCGGTTCCTCCAGTTTTACCCATAACTGCGCCATCTAGTTGCTGGTCTTCATAAGCAACGCCAATGGATTTAGTATTAGGCATAGCGTATTCCTTTAAGAAATACGGTAAAAAGTCCAAGTACCGTCGCCGGTCTTGCGAGCGCGCCAAGCAGCAGAAGTTAGCGTAGCAGAAGTCACCGTGCCAACCAGCGTCCAACCAGTTCCAATGGCAATGGTAAGCGTACCAGCACCAGTGTTGATGAAATTAACATCAAACGAACTGTTATTTTTAGCACTAGAAACTAGCAGTTCCAAATCAGCCACGGTAGGCAAAGTCAAGCTAGCAGTAGCGCCAGTGTATTGAACAAGACCATTCGTCAATTCAGCCGCAGTCAAAGTGGCAGCAGCCGCTTTTGATACGGGTGCAGTCTGCGTGTTAATTTGAACTTCGCCAAGATTGCCATCACCAACTTGATAACCGCCAGCACCATTAGGTAGAGCCATGATAAATTCCTTAAAAAAGTTTACAAAAACGGAGCCGAAGCCCCATTAAATTTAGCCCCAGAGACGGCAAGCCATCTGTGGACGAATCGTGCTGTAGCCATACAGAACGTCGATACGGCAAGGCATACGATCATTGTTAATGTCGTACTGGCGAACAATACGCAGACTGATGCCATTGTGGACCGCACGAGCAGCCATGTCAACACCTTGGGGCAGCAGCAGGTCAGCCGTAGCAAACGTGATAGCGTCCTTATGGTAGATCAAGTTCTGAGCGTATTGGCTAGAAGCCGCGCCCAAGAACGTCACAACTTTGCCAGTAACAGGCAGTGCAGTCATGGTAGCCAGTGCGTGAGCAGCGGAATACATGGCAGCAACCGTCACAGTCCAAGTACCAGACACGGCAGTAGCATCAGCCAGTGCAACAAACTGAAACAGCGAACCAGTGGTTTCACGGGTTTGTGGGTTCACAGCATACGAATCAGCAATGGTGAACACGTCACCAGCTTTAATCGTTGTTGTCACAGAGCCTTGCTCCAACAGAATCGTAGAAGCGCCTTCGCTGGTCACGCCTGGGGTCTTAACCAAGGTAGATGCAGAAGCGTCACGCGAACCCGTGGTGTGCTGCTTGATAGACTGAGACATATTGATCTCGTCAAAGCCCAGAACACCAGTACCCATCATGCCGTTGCGAAACTGCTTGCTGATGGTGTCAGTGGGATTAAACAGACCTTTCATGCCTTCAACCAGACCAGCGTTAGCGGCAGGATTGACGGTGGCGTAACGTGGCGACATTACAGCAGCGTTCTCGTTCAGTTTTTGCTGCGCTTGCAACAGAACCAAAGAGGTCGATGGCGTGGTGCCAGGAGTGCCAACAGAGTTACCAATGCCCTTGTAAGCGTTAGCCACGTCAGCATCAATGCTAGACGCCAGTTGGCTAATACGAGGTTTCAGCACACGCTCTGCGAAGTCATCCAATTGCATAGTCAGTTCAGCAGAGGTGAAATTAACACCAATGTGCTTCTGATTTGCAACTGACAGCGTAGTGAACTGTTCGTTGTCGTCCTGAACTTGCAGGGCGGCACCGTCAGTAACCAAAGCGCGGTCGGGCAGACGAATACGCAGAGTAGAACCGATCTTGGCACCTTCAACAGCAAAGCTGTCGTCGTACTGACGGTTTACGTTACGGGTTAGAACCAGATTGTTTTCCAAGATCTCCAGCGCCCTGCGCGTGATCATGTCAATCGTAAGAATCGAATTACTCATGTCATTTCCTAAAAAAAGTTTAGCGGATCATCTGCGCTTGCAGCTTTTTCATTTGCCTTGCTCGATCAGCTTCAATCCACTGCGAGGCCGTCATGGTCTAGATAGACCTAGGGTCCGTAGTGTCAAGTGCTGGTGAACCGGAGTTCCGAGCAGTAACAGGTGAAATCGGCGTTGGCGCTGATGTTGTTCGTTTTACCGGGGGTTCTGCTGCCAATTTGGCCTCAATTTTCCCGATTTCTTTTGCCTGACCGAGTGGCGTCATGCGTGAGATACGATCTGCGTCTTTAGGGTTTGATCCGAGATAGTAGGCTAACTCTGGACCAATATCTGAAGACTGAATCGTTTCAGCCATTACGTTTGTGATGCTAAGTTTGGGGTTATATGCGACTTGTTCAAAATCATCATATTTACTCCGCGCTTCTTCTTCACGCTCGTGATAGCTTTCAAGAACCTGCGATTGCTGCTTTGCGGCTTCACGCTTTGCAATCAATTCTTCGGCTTTCTGAAGTGCCAATGCTTCCGCATAAGCCTCAGTAGATTCAAATTGATCAGCGGTGGCCGTTGGAGCAGCTTTTAACGTCTGTTGTTCAGACTGACGTTGTGCCTGTTCTCGTTCCCATTTACGTTGCTCTCTTGCTAGGCGTTTTCCAATTGCTGCATCAAGTTCCTCTTGCGAGAATGTCTTGCGTGCTGCTTCTGGAGTTTCCGGCGTTTGAACTTCAGCTTCAGGTGCAGCCGTTGCATCCTGTTCTGGCACGGGTAGTGACTCCGCTAATACTTCTTCTGACATTGTGATTCCATAGAATCCCTGGTGAACGCGCCAGTACGGTTGTGCCACTATTATGCGGCAGATTCTTCAAGTTGTGCAACAGATGCTCGGTAGGCTGCGATTACGTCAGCAGTGTGTGTTGTCGCACAGATGGCTTGCACACGAGAATCCTCGCCAGCGTAGTCGCTGCCAGGGGCAACAACATGACGGTGGAAGGACTGGCTAAGAACAGTGCCATCCTCGATTACACGATTGGCCGTGCGTACTTGGACGCAGCCGTTTTCAAAAACTTCGATGCTGTCAACGACAGTGATTTTTTCGAGTGCCATTTTGTTTCCTTTTCAAGATTAAATTTTAATGTTTTGCACTTGTACAATTAAACGCTGTATGTTGCGGAAAAATAAATAATTGTGGTTGATGCAATAGCTTGAGTGCAAAATATGTTTGTCGCAGATACAAAAATAACTGAACCTGCGTTAAGTGTGGCATTAGATGCTGTACCTCCGCTAACTGCTGCGGAAGAAAAAGGCAAACTGCCTGTCATGATTGAACCTGCGGTGCTGGCTATTGAAGTAGAACCTGCCAACGTGCCTGAAACGGTAACTAAACGGCCCACTTTGGTGTATCTTCCCGTTGAGCTAAACGATCCGGTAACAATTAAAGAAGCGCCTTGGGTTGGTGTCCAAGTGCCTTCTTCGTAATCATTAAATAATTCACTTGTACCTGTACCGGGTGTTGCGGAAAAATCAACGCCTTGACCGTTAGCAACGATTAAATTGCCTGTGGTTAATGTCAACTGGGTTGCACTAATTGCACGACCAGTTGTCAGATTGGCAACACTGACTTGTGTGGTTGCACCACTTTGAACAATTGGCAATACCTCATTACCCGCAAGCGGTGTGGTTGCGCCAGTAAGGGCTGATATTTTGGCGTTAGCCATACATCAATACCCTAATTTGCTACGAAGATAAGCGCACTCTAAGGCCAAAGCCTCTTCGTACCGGATACCGTACCGATCACCGGCAGGCACTGCAATTTGTTTTTCACCATTGCCTTGCAGCACCTTGCTGATTGAGCCATCGGAGTTTTGAACTTCAACTTCGACCAGCACATCTTCGTACTGGTCTTCCCACTGGTCGTAGCACAGAATGCCGTAATTGAATGCGTCCAAACCTTCGGACTCGAACGCCTCTTTGACGCGCTGGGCGATCAGGCCGAAGTGCCAACGAGCGTTATTGCCTTTGGCTTCCACAGCATCCTTGAACTTATACTGAACGTAGCCGACTTTGCCCCATGCGCGAAGCACGGCATTGTTGATGTCTTGAGTCTGCTCTTTGATGCGTTCGTCCGAGGTGTTGATGGTTCCAGTGCCAGCGTAGACCACAGACCAGCGGAACGAGGCGTCACCGAGGGTCTTGGTGTTGTCAGCACCGGGGCGAAATACGTTACTGTCAGTGGTTGTTTGGTGCGCGTTGTCTGTCCACGTATCTAAACGATTGGTCGCGAAAATGTACGAAATAGTTGCTTGCTGGAAAAACGAAACTTCAGCCGGAGTGCTTTCGGTGTTCGTGCATTTCACATACGGCGGATAAGTTGAGCTGCTGCTGATGGCTTGAACAACTACGTTCTGTGACAGATCAAATGCAAAATTCTGAATAGGAAACGGCGTTGTGATGTTTGTGAACTGATTACCAAATCGACGAATCTGAGCAGAAGCATTTGTGTAAGTAGGACTTGCTTGAATACCAAAAGTTTTGTCCCTGATGACGTTGTTGGAAACAATTATCGAATCCGTGGCTTCACTTGCAGCCAAAAAGATGCCATAGTTGTTTATGCTCGGTGGAGGAAATTTGCCTGCGTTCAAAGACTGGATCAAGTTGCCAGCAATGACTGCACTTTGAACACCCTCGTAAGTCTGAGGGCTGAATCCAGTCATGCGCAGGAAATAATCACCGCTGTTAAAAGAGTTGTTTGTAACAACGAGTGACTTGCAACGGCGACGAGCAGCGGAAACTCCAGAACCATTCGTCAGATAAATTCCACCGAAATTCCAAGGGCCAAACGCGTTACCGGTGATTGTGATTTCGGCAACGCCGAAATCCTGACCAGCAGAACCCAGCGGCAACTCAAGGGCATATACACCAGTGCCTACGGCTGGGTCTTGTCCATCGTGCCCGTCAATGTTGTTGTTGGAAATAATCAGTTGACCAAATCCGTTGAAGAAAACAGCAGAGTCTTCGCCAGAGCCGCCGCTAATTCCACCTGTTCCAAGGATGATGTTGTTGCTGCTGACAACGCTCAAACCCTTAGCCCAATTAGACGAACCAATATTGTTGGCGTGAATATAGAAAACAGAAAGCCCTTCAAAGCCTGAGACACGCTCGGGTGTTGGCATTGATCTAAAATGGTTACCTTTGATTACGATGCCTTCTGTGTAAAAAGGAATGTGGCGAATCATGGAAACGCCGCCGCCAACATATGTGCCGCTGCTGTTGGAATGCTTAGACACCCATGCCTCTGCAACGCAGCCAGTCACCTCGCAGTTGTTCCATGCCCAGAACCAGATACCGTAACCGTTGTGACCTTTGAGGAACGTGCAATTGCGTACCGCGATGTTGCGGCACTGGTTGTCGTATTCTGTCGGGGTGTACGGGCCAGATGTAAAGATTGAGAATAACTTGTAACCGTTGTTCGGATCGCCGCCATACGGGTTGCTGGTCGTTGCCCAGTTACCGTAAGGGTGGAACAACTTAAACTTCAAGTCATAGAAGATGAAATCACTGTTCAGTGTCGAGAACGAAGGGGTGGCGCTGTCGGTGTCCAACACGGTGATTGCGCCGCAGAATGGGTAGAAGCTGCCGCTAGTGTTGGTGCCGACAAAGGTCATGTCGAAGTTGAAACCGGTCACAGCAACACGCTTGCAACCAATGAAGTTCATAAATCGCAAGCCACCATATGTGGTTATGTTGTGATTGACGATTTTGATGGTTGCTCCGTTGCCGTTAAATGTCGCATCGGACAGGGCATTGAACTCCATGACCACATTGCCGTAAACACTGCTGTAAGCTGCGCCTTGGTACGAGATTAGGTAAGTGCCACCCACAAAGTCTAGCGTCTGACCATTTTGCAAGGCAGCAGCAGCAGCAATCAATGCAACAGTGTCGTCTGTTACGCCATCGCCGACAGCGCCAAAGTCCTTCACGCTCACACTTTCGCGCAGCTTTGCCTGCACAGTCGTCGCCACCGCGCCAGTGCCTTCGGGGAGGTATCCTACAAGGCTGGAACCAGAAGACGCAGCAAGATCGGCCGCCAAGTTACTGGCAACTACGCTGCCACCAATGTTGTCCCAAGTCCGCAGCACCACATCATTAGATTTCGCCACCACATACTTGTAAAGCAATCCTTCGGTTGACCAAACCTGCTCTGGCGTTCTGCCATAGGCGTCCAGCACGATGGGATTGGTATTGGCTGTTAACCCAGTACGAGATGTGTAGGTAGCCAGTGGCGTGGTGGTGCCAGCGGCATAAGTGTAAATTTTGCCACCAGACAAAATAACGCCGTTATCATCAAAAAACTGCCAACCAGCGCCACCAATAAATGAAAGATTCACTGCCATTTGGTGTCCTTATTCGTAAGCAACGGTGTATTCAATTGTTGCAGCAATATCAATAAACAATCCGTTGCTAAACCAAAGTCCAGCAGGAAAACTAACATACTGACCACCAGCCGTAGGTGTCACCGTTGCGACAATTTTACCGTTAGCTGTACTGCCTGTTGCCGTGTCATACAAAGCAAAAGTACCACTAGACGTGCTTGATACAAAAACACCAAATAGCTTACCACCGCCAATTTTGATTTGAGCGTCAGCATTGCCTTGTTTGTAAATAGCCATTATGCGTTCCTAATTAAATAACCTTCTTGAGCCACAGCAACTACTCCAGTACCATTTTTAATAGCACACAGCAATTGAATGTCTGTTTTCTCAAGAAATGGCCGTGGCATGATACGCAAAGCATCATAACTCATGGCAAAAGGTGCCTGTTGGGTCACTTGAACGACTCCAGCAGAACTGATAGTTTTGTTTTGATAAGTAACGTAATCGTTACCGTTCAATGATGTGTAAATAGCTACACGCTGCAAGTAAAACGTTGATCCAGCAGGCACTGTGTAGAGCGCCATTTGTGTACGCCCAATACCTGCATTGATTTGGGCATAAGTGACTGTGCCGCCAACATTTTTTAGGTAAACAATGCCAGCAGGATTTGTTGCGCTGCCAACAGACACAAACATGCTGTTAATTCGCAAGTATTGTTTAGTTGTGGCAACTGGCGTAGCACCATTTAGCGTAACTGTTTCACGGATTTCGTCATAAACAGAATTTAACCCGACAATCGTAATTTGCGCCGTATCACCATTGGAACCAGACAAATACATTGTGCTGGCCGACACTGGATATGTGTATGCTGTTACGTTTTCCCAAACTGGAAATGACGTTGTTGTAACCGCACTTTGATAACCATAGATGTTTACAGTGCTGTGGCCTGGAATCTGACCACGAGCAACTTGTAGCGTAAATTGCTCATCTTTGCCGTATTGAGTTTGTGAAACGTAAGGTACGCTCATGCTAAAAACCTCAATTTGTACAAGGTGCTGAGATACAACCCAACAATTTCATCAATAATGTTTTGCAATGGCGTATCAGTTTTTTCGCAAACGCTGTAACGAGAACTTTCCAGTTCAGCCATTGAATCTTGCAAGAATTCAATAATGTTAGTTGTTTTCTTAGCGCTCATCAAGCCAATAGGTCCAATTAGACCATTGCGACCTTGATAAGCCTCTGCAAATTTGTCAGCCAAATCAACAATACCATCGTAAAAAGCATTTAGTGCTACATGCTTGGAATAACTTCGCGTATTGAGATGCACCGAATGCGCCACATCCCTCGCCAAAAACAACATACCTACGAAATCCGCTGGTTTCATTGTGTTATTCCTTCCATTGGCTGTTCTGGCTGCTCAGGCTGCATTTCGCGCATTTCAGGAATGCCACCTTGCTCCATTGCAGCAGCAACTACACCCATTGCAATGTCTTGGATTTGTTGCTCAGTCATTCCAGCCTGCACAGCACTGATACGTTGCGTTTCAGCTTGATATGCCTTGATTTCAGCCTCGTAATCTTTGCGCTTCATGTCCTGCATCTCAATAGATTTGCCGACATTCTGGATCATCTGGTGCATCTGCTCCATCTCCTGACCCATAGCTTCCATTTGTTGTTGGGCAGCTTGCAACGCTGGATTTTCATCAGCATCAGACATTAGCTTTGGATCAATGGTCTTGGCAAAACGCTTTGCCATTTCCTGCGCCCCAGGCCAATCCATGTTCTTGACAAACAGGTCACCGGCCACAGCCCACAGTTGCGGATTACCTTGCAGCAGTTGAGCCATAGCTTCCAATGCCTCTTGGCGCTTGGTAGCGTAGCCTGGGCCAGTAGTAGCCACCACATCGTATTTGCCAACGCCAGGATTGTAGATTTTCTCCATCACAATGCCTTGCTCATCAACAATCTTGTTGATTGGTTCTGGCTGGTCAGGATTGATCTTGACCATTTTGGTCTCGCCATCCTCACCAATAATCCGTGCAATGCGCTGCGTGTCGTAAATCTTGGGAATCAAATCCACCAGTTGACGA